CACTAAATGGTCTATCCCTCTTACTGCTGCCAGCGCTGCGGTGAACAGATCGGGTGGGTTGGGAGATTCTTCCAGCTCATCCGCATTCCATTGCATCGCTGCCAGGCATAGAAGACACCTTCACTAGACACCCGTCCTACACTTACACAGTCACCCACCGACCCATGCCCGACACCACCTTTACCTGGGCCATCGCCAACCTGGAGCGCGAGACCAGCGACGGTTACGTTTTCAGCTGCCACTACACGGTGAACGCCGCCGACGGCACCTACACCAGCGGCGCCTACGGCAGCCTCGGTCTGGAGCGTCCCGAAGGCTCCATGATCCCCTTTGCCGACCTGACCGAAGAGATCGTCATCGGCTGGGTCAAGGATGCCTTCGGTGCCGAGAAGGTGACCGAGATCGAAGCTGCCCTCCAAGCGCAACTCGACGAACAGCACGCCCCCACCAAAGCTAGTGGGATGCCGTGGCAGTAAAAGCCAAAGGCAGCGCAAGCCGGGTTGAACACCAACCCGGCCCACCCAAAAAGACGCGCCAGGGCAAGTCCCTCCGCACTCACCTTGGTGCGTCTAGCCGCAACGGCCGCCGCAAGCGCTACAGAGGCCAAGGCCACTGATAGCTACACTTGAGTGGTAGCCATCGCTGCCATGATTGAACTAATCGCGGCCATCGCTGGCGCGTCCATATCTGTAGCAGCCATGGGCGCCATGGGCTTCTCGCGCCGCACCGACGAAGCCCGCGACGCCGTCATCCGCCTCACCGCAGCAGTCGAACATATCGCCACCCAACTGGAAGTCCTCCACACCGACATCAAGTCCGACCGCAAAGAAACATTCGGCCGCTTGAATCACGTGGAACAGCGCGTAACAGCCCTCGAATCGCGCTCACCCCAATGTCACACGTAATCACCAGCGAAGACCTCGGCCAAGGCTTCACCCTGGACCAACTCCAAAACGATCGCGGCCACACCTACTACCGCATCTGCACCCGCGGAATCTGTAGATATGCTGAAGATCACTATATCTGCATGATGTACGCCGAATCAATGGGCTGGCTCCCACCACACCGGCAAAATCACTGACCAATCCACCATTGGATCGCATCCTCCAGATGCGGCTCCCAGAACTCCTGCATCCTGAACCAGTCCGTCCACTCACTGGAACTCTTGCGCGTGTTGCACGACAAGCAACATGCCACCAGATTGGACGGCACCGTCTCACCGCCTCTCGACTTGGGACGTATGTGATCAAGCGTCCCCGACTTCCCCAGCGGTTCGCGGCAATACGCACACTTGTAGTCCCAGCCCTTAAAAATCTGTTCTCTAAACCTTGCCTTAGCCTCGCGTTTACGAACAAACCCGTGTTGCTCGTCGATGTAGTCCACACCGCGCAGCCGCTAGGCAAAGAGTAGCGACCAAAACAGCAATCTTGCTAAACCCTAACCATACGCAGCTAGACTTACACAGAAAGTCCCCTACCACACAACATGGACTTCCTGTCTCATCCCGCCTTCTGGATCGTCGTGGCAGCCGCTTCCGAGCTGATTGCCCTGTCTCCCCTCAAGAGCAACAGCGTCATCCAACTGGTGTTCCAGATCCTCAACCTGCTCAAAGCAAAAAAGCGCTGACCCGCATCGACACGCCTGCCCTGGAGCGCAAGATCCGGGGCAACGTCGACGCGGAGATCAACAAATGGCACATCAGCCAGCCGACAAAAACAGCATTACCCACGATCGTTGACCACCCCATAGATACCGAGCTGCAGACTGGAGAGTCACAGAAGCTCGGCGGCCCCATGTCCATCCACGCCCCCTGGCGCCGTGACTAACTCCAACACCATCCGTCTGCTGGACATCTGCCGGTTCTACCGCGCCCTCCCGCACCAGATGGCCGCCCTCCAAGAACTGGAGGAAGCCATCAACAAGTGCAACCCGCATATCCTCGGCCGCAACCAGTCCTGGTTCAAGACCTGGAGCCAGAGCGGCAAAATCCTCGCCGTTGCCAACGACTGGAGTGGCATCACCAAAGCCGCCCGCATCGCCGGCGCCAAATTTCCCGAACTGGTGGCAGCCCAGTGGGCCCTGGAATCCAACCACGGCACTGCCGTTTCAGGCCGCAACAACTTCTTCGGCCTCAAAGGCGATGGAACCGCCACCACAACTCAAGAATTTCTCAACAACCAGTGGGTCACGATCACTGACTCCTTCATCGACTTCCCCGACATCCAGACCTGCGTCTGTTACCTAGTCGACCACTGGTACAAAGACTTCAAAACCTACAAAGGCGTCAACAACGCAGAAACCCGCGAAGACGCCGCCCGTATGCTCCACAAGCAGGGCTACGCCACCGACCCGAAATACCCCGAAAAACTCATCAAATTGATGAGTCAAAACGCCCCAGCAATCGAAACCCCTGGAGCGCACACCTTAAAAGTTCCTTACGAATACCAGCTCGACAACAAAAGCGGCACCGGCTACCGCGAGTGCTTCAGCTCCAGTTGCGCCATGGTCGCCCGCTACTGGGGCCGCATCGGCAATGACGATTCCTACAACGTGATCCGCCGCAAGTACGGCGACACCACCGACGTCAACGCCCAACTTGCTGCTCTGCGCTCCCTCGGCCTAAAAGTCACCTTCATCCAAGATGCGACTGCTGCCACCCTGGAAGAAGAACTCAAGAACGGCCACCCCACCCCAGTCGGCTGGCTCCACCGCGGTCCTGTATCTGCTCCGAGTGGCTCTGGTCACTGGAGCGTGGCCACTGGCTTCACGCCGACGCACTTCATCCACAACGACCCAAACGGAGAAGCCGACCTCGTAAAAGGTGGCTACGTGAGCAACAAAGGCGGCGCCGGCGTCGCATACTCCCGCAAGAACTGGCTCCCTCGCTGGCTCGTCGACGGCCCCGACTCCGGCTGGCTCCTGCAAATCCGCCCTGCTTGACATGCACAACCCCATCGAGCCACGCCTGGAGCACCAGCTCACCCAGCACGCCCAAGACCAGTTCCTCCGCAAACTCCACGAAACCCGGCAATACGAGGACCTGCTAAAGGCGGCCCTCCTGCTCAATCAGCTCTACTTCCAAGAACGCACCAAGACTGACTGGGCCATCCGCGAAGCCGCCAACAACCTCTCCGAACTCTGCGGCTACGACCGCGATTCCTGCTGACCCAGCCTCCGCTTCTCCTGCGCCGTCTTCTTCGGCCCATTCTTGGAGCGCACCAGCTCGGGCTTTGCAGCGCTCTCAGCAGGAAACGCAATAGACCGCGGGTATCGGGATTCCGCGTAGGCTTTGGCCTCTTCCCAGCTATCTCCCTTCGCTACGGTCCGAAGCGGCCCCCTACCAGGCAACCACACTTCAACCTCAAACCACTGCTTACTCACAGCTACCCCAAGACTTCGGGTACTCGGGCTCCTGCACCGACTGAATTACCACTGCATTACCAGTCGTGTCCTGCACAAACCTCGCCGCTTTGATCGTGCGCTCGTAAGTCACCCACGATCCGGCATCCTCTTCTTCCGACGTCAACAAGATTTTCCTGGTGTCCGGTTGTACGGCTGCTACATACTGAGCACCACACAAAATCCTGTACCTCGTCATGCCGCACCTCCCTCTTGCTGCTTGGAGCGCTGGCGCCCTTCTACTCGTCGCTTTACCGACTCCGCCCACGTCGCATGATCAGCCGCCTCCGCCGCCTTGTAATCCGAGGTCAACGACATCTTCTCCAACGCCGCATAAATCATCTCCCTCATCAATGCCGTGGGTCTTTTGTTCTCCTTCTCAGCCACCTTCACCAGCAATCCATACCGGTTTGGGTCCAGTAGGACTTGGCAATAGAACTTAGATCCGTGCTTCAGCGGCATACCCAAGCTGTCTACTCTGCTACATAGTAGCACCGCTGCTACCACCGCGCTGGCTGGTCCACCTTGCTCTTCCACGCCGTGGCCTGCGCCTGCCTCGCCAGAGCCCGCTGGCGCTTGGAGCCCAGCCTTACCTCGTAAGCCCACTCCAAAAACATGGCCGCACGCTGCAAATCCGCCGTGGTTGCCCGGCGGATCGCAGCGTACAGCCGCTCCATGATGATCTCCCTACCCGTCTTCGGCATCGTCCCAATCCGGCGCTGGTGCAATTCTCACCACTCTCTCACCGGGAAACAACTCCTTCACTCGCTGGTGCGCCACAAAAGCATCCTCCGCCTCCACCTTTATCTCGTGTAAAGACCCCCTCTCGTGGCGCGTCACAACGACGTACAACCGCAACGGTTTGTGTCTCATTTCGCCTCCAGCCACGAGTCACCTACATGCGCCTCGGCCAGCGCAGGCACCACACCCAACCATTCTGCCTCCGCTTCCTCCATCGTTTTGGCCAACTGGAGCGCCCACTTGTCTGCGCTTTCTTCACGCACCAGCAAGATCACCTCGTCATGCACCACACCAGCCAAGCGCACAACTTCCTCGCTCTCTTTCTTCAGTAGCGGCCACAACTTCCCTAGCGTCCGCTTCAACACAGCCGCACCAGCCCCCTGAATTGGGGTGTTACATCTGGTCGTCAGTTTGTTGTGCTCACCCGGTAAAAACCGCCGCAGTTGGGACTTACGAATCCTGATCGCGGCATTGCCCTTACACGCATCAGCTGCCAAAGCATTTTGGCGTTGCCACCGGCTGATTCCTGCATAAGCTGCGTGGAACTTTTCCCGCACCTCCGCAGCTTCAGCAAGATCCATTTGTATCCCCATTCCTGCTGCATAGTTGCGTAATCCTCTGGCTCCCGATCCATACAAAAGACCGAAGTTCGCAGATTTAGCAATTTGCCGCTGTTCTTTTGTGACTTCATGTTCATCCACTCCATAGATCTGCATCGCAGTCAGTGTGTGCAAGTCCATCCCTTGCTGGAACGCCTGAATCATCAACGCATCCTCAGCTTCGGCGGCAGCCAGCCTCAGCTCCATCTGCGCGTAATCGGCCACCACCAGTCTCCACCCCTTTGGGGCCCGCACACACGCCCGAAATCTTGAATCTCTTGGAATTTGCTGCAGGTTCGGACTAATACACGACATCCGCCCCGTATCTGCCCCTAACTGCATATAGCTGGCACGAATAAACCCATCCGCCCCGAGATGCTTAATCAGCGCCTCAACCATCTGCCGCCTCTTTTCCACCCGCTTCCACGCCAAATACTCCGCCACCACCGGATGGTCTCCCGCATACTCCCGCAACGCCTGCCTGCTGGCACTGGCCTTCCCATTCGCGTCAACCGGCTTCCGCCCCAGCAACTTTGTAAAGACATCCAACAATTGCTTGGGACTGTTGAGGTTGAACCCAGCCTCCAGCTTCGTGCCAGCCCGCACACTCCCGCTTGCCTTGGAACGCGTATTGATGCTGCCATCGGCATCCCTCGGTAGCTTTGAGTCCGCCGGCAACGCCTCATCCAATGCCACCAGAAACTCCCGCCCCCTCTCCTCATGCTCCACCGTCAAATCCGCCTGGAGCGCCTGCAGTGACTTGCGATCAAACGGCAGGCCGGTTCGCCAAAGCTGCGCCATTGCCGGCAACGCCTTGCACTCCAAAAACCACGCATGGTGCAGATTCGCCTCCGCCATCCGCTGGTTAATCGGCCCATCCAAATCCACCAACAACTGCACGTCCTTCGCTGCATAAAGCAACTGCGAATCAGTCAACTCCGCACTCCAGTCACTCTTCTGCTCCTCCTTCGAGATCTCCTCCTTCAGGTAACGCTTCACCACGTGCTGGAGCCCGTGCTTCACGTTCGGCATCCCGTTGGTAAGAATCCGACTCGCCAACATCGTGCAGAGAACTTCCCCCTCGGGATACAGCTCGTGCTCCTGCAACCACCCCAGGTCAAACACCGCGTTATGCGCCAGCCAATAACGCTTGGTGGCAAAAAACTCCTCTAACTCAACCCAGTGATGGTCCTCCAGTGCCCAGCAGTCAATAACCACCGGCAACCGGTCCAAGGCTGCCAACTGGAGCAACCTCAAACCACCGAATTTCGGCTGTAAACCAGTCGTCTCACAGTCGAACGCAACAGTCGTCGCGTTCTGGAGCGTATGCAAATACTCCAGGCCAAACAGAAACTTTGTGTCCATGGTGTGGATCGTTGTGTGAATAAATGTGCCCGAACTTATTCGGGATCTGGTTCGCTTTTGGCGCGTTCCTCAAGCTCGGTAGCCAATACAGCCGCCGATCTCAACATCGTAGAAAGCGTGATGGGCCGCATCTTCCGTTTAGTCGCAAAACGCAACGCCCACCGCACCCCCATCGAAACATTTCCTTCCCCCAACCTCCGCGCCTCCTCAATCTCCTCCCGACTCAACCTCAAATTGACCGTAAAATTCCGCCCCTTCCCATCAAGACGCCGATCACTAACTGGCATCAGCACCCTCCAGCTCGGCAGCGATGGCGTACACGTCCTTCGCATCAAGGACTAACTCGTACCAGCCCTCCCCAGGGCAGTGAATCTCGTAGGCAAGCGTTTGAGCAGCAGCAGCTCGCAGGGCGGCGGCAAGGCGTGCATACAGCACTGGTGTGGCACGTCCGTATCCACCACCGGCTTCAACCGCTGCGTTAACTATGGCCTGTGCGGCGAGAGATAGAGGTTCAGTCATTGGGCAAGGCCTCCAGGGCGCAACGGATTTTGTCGCATACGAGATCGCCACCGTGAAACATACGAAATACTGCTGCGATTCCATCCAGCTCATTCAACGCCTGCTCCTTCAAGCTCGGCGGCTTGGGGCGGCGGGCGGCGCGGAGGTCGGAAACACGTTTAAGGGCAGTCGATGTCCAGTTGTTTGGCAAGGAAGCAAGCCACTCGCAGCACGCCTCCAGCTCCCGATCGGCGCCATACTGAACGGCTTCAATCAATAGCTCATTGATTCCTTTGTTGTAATCATGGTGCTGCTCAAACCAAAGCTGCAATAGCTCTGACGGTGGGGTGATCGGATGTTGGTCAGTCATCAATTAGCTCCAGGGCGCGTCGGATGATGTTGTAAGTATTCTGTTTGTCGCCGTGATCTGGATTGCCATAAATGTAGGTATCCAGGGCAGCGTAAGCCTGCTCTTTCAAGCTCGGCGTCTTGGGGCGTCTGGCGGCGCGGAGTTGACAAGCAAATCCAGGTAGATCTATCTCGACGAGCCATTGCTGGCACGCCTCCAGCTCCATGTCTGCGCCCCATTGGGCGGCGCGAGCGGCAAAAGCCGCAGTCCACGAAGATTCAGCTTCTCGGCCGGTCGTGGCGTCTACTTCCCACTGCTGCACCAGCTCCGGCGGTGGGGTGATTCGCTGGATCATCGCTCGGCCTCCTGCTCAAGTGCAAAGACAAGCGCAGGTGGAAAGTAAACATCGGGGTTGCTGGTCATCCATGCTGCCACCTCGCGGATCGCGGCGCGGGCTTCGTGCAGGTATAGGTTCGGGTCCGCGCAGCGGTCAGGATGGATTGCTGCAGAAACCCGCTCCACCAGCGAACTCCTAATTTGGGAGGAATTAGGAGTTGGCTTGGGATCCTCATGAAAGACTGCTTGCCCTTGGTGCTGCGCGGCCAACGCGGCGTAGTAATCAACGATGTCCGCTTCTTCATTTAATTGGCAGTCATCATCGTCAGGCGTGACATCCGCAAAGAACTTCGTTCTGTCGGAAATCTGATTTGCGACAGCATTGGCCAGGCGAATGATGTCTATGTGCCGTGCGTAGTTCGCAGCCTCCAACGCTTCGACCCTGACGCGGAGTTCGAGAACAGCGCACACCAGATCGTTGCCACCAAGTTGGCGTTGCTTAATGCGGGCCCACTGCTCTGGCGTTGCTTTGTAGTCAGACATCAGAACATCTCCCCAATCGGCATGACCTCAGGCGTCGGATCGTGTTCCATCAGCCGCAGGGTAAGCTCCTCACCTTTTTTGAATGCCTCGCGGATGCAGTACACGACATCGTCGCAATCACCCCAACACAAACCAGTCTCCACCACGCCATCGGCGTAGGTGATCTCGAACTCCATCATGGTGTTGACCTGCGGGTCTAGAACTCGCTTACTGTATCACAGCAAAACCGTCCTGCACCACGCGGGCTTCACACTCTGTAACAAACCCAGGCTCCCGCGCCTCCGGCAGTCCCAGCGAACAAAACCCGCGCAGGCAATGCACGCACCCCTGACAGCCCTCCGCTGCTGGAACCCGCCAGTCAATCTCCACAAACGCCGTGTAGTTGTACACGCGCTTCCCGTTCTTAAGCGTCCAGCGCTCCCGACACACCGGACACTCCATCCGCTGGATCTTCTCCCCGCTGGCACTCCTGGTGGTGCCTCGCACTAGCGCAGGCGACTTGCCGCACGTCATACAAGTATGCGAATCGGTCATACCGCCTCCTTAAGCGCCACGATCCGGCAATCTCGCCGAAGCCCCTTCCACACCAGCGAATACGACGAGATCGTTACTTCCGGCTGCTGGAGCGTGTACCAGCGATGGCCACACCCTCCGCACTTCCGCCGCCGCACAATCCCGGCATCCGGCACCTGCTGCGTAAACACAACAGCAGTGCGCCTAGAACCGCAACTATCACAAGCACTCTGGACCGCCGGCATCACACCTCCTCATCCACACGTTTCTGCATGGAACTCACCAACGCCGCCGATGAAAACCCGCAGCCAGCAGCAAAGTCCACAAACCCATCCAACAGTTGATCAGCCGTAATAGCCTCAAACCTGTTAGTCACCACATAGGTAATCTGCTGGGACTCATCCGCCCGAATCAACTCAAACTTGTAATTCTCCATGTCACTCCTCCAGCGAATCAATCAACCGCGTCAGATACCATTGGGCTTTCATTAGGTCTTGACGTGGATTCTCCTTGTTCCAACAACGATGCACATACTTAAGCACCTGCCACTGCAGTCCACCGAGCACAGGATCTGGCGCAAACTGCACAGAATCCTCAATAACATCAATCACCTCAAAAGCACGCCCGTCCGCATAATGCGCCGGCTTGTTCACTGGGTCAGACATACTTAGCAGCTTGAACGGAAAGGTCATGGTTGTAATGTCCAGTAACTGAATAATCTTTTGCTGGTGTCTGCGACATGCGATGGAACACCAACTGCCCAATCCGCATCTCCGGCCACAACGGCACCTCGTGCATCCGCCGGGCATTTTGCAGCTCCAGCGTCAACTTCGATCCCGTCCAGCCCGGATCGCAGTAACCAGCCATCAAGTGCTCCAGTCCCTGCCTGGCGCGGGTGCTTTTCAGCGCAAACTGCGCCGCCACATCCACCGGCAACTGGAACGTCTCCAGCGTGCAACCGAGCACAAACTCGCCCGGCCTCAACAGAAACGGATTCGCCTGCGTATGCCCAGTGATGTCCACTGGAATCATGTCCGGAAAATCCGCAACCTCCACCATCAGCTCATACCCGAGTCGCACGTCAAGACTCGCTGGATTCACCAACCTCGGGTCATACGGAGTAACGAGCCCCCCGCTACAGAGGGCCCGGATTTCTGTATCGCACAGAATCACTGTGCGATCTCCTGCACGCTTTTCCAGGTCTTACCGGCCTTGATGTGGTGCACCGTGCTGTAGTGCACCCCAAAATCCCGCGCAATCCGCGCCACCGTCTTGTCCCCCTGCTGGAGCTGGCGCTTGATCTCCAGCACCTTGTTGGCGTTGAGCGCCGAAACACCGCGCCCCCTCTTGCGGCGAGACACACGAGTCTTACGCTGAGACTTCGGAGTGTCAGAAACTTGCACGACTTTCTGACGCACTGGAGCATCCACCTCGACCTCGACGGTCTGCGCGTTCTCCAGGATCTGGGTCAGGTTCTCCAGCGCAGTGCTGATCTCGACGAGGTAGGCCTGGAGCTGGTTGCTGTCTTTGGATGAGAGAAGTGTGAGCATGGTCGTGAAAATAACGTGGTTAGTGTACTAGGGAGTGAAGGTCTTAGCGAGTCTCATCAGAGTCTCAGGCGGGATCGTGAGAATCTCGGTGATCGCCACAGCGGCCAGCCGCGCATGATTCACGGTCTCTTCCTCCTGAAACCGCTGGAGCAACCGGGAATACAGGTGAAGCACACTGGCGGCTGGAACCCAGCTCGTGTCCTTCTCGATCGGCTCGGTCCCGTACTCCCAGTCGTCGTAGTCAGCGTCGTTTCGCATGGAGCGTGCCAGAGCACTACGAATCTGAAACGTCGAGGACTTCCCAGTAGCCGACCCGGTCGGCGACGAACTGTCGGAGTCTGTCATCGTCTTCTGGAATCACTTCCTCATGATCCAGGTAGAAGGCGCCTCTGCACAAGGCAGCCCCATACTCGGCTGGCTCGAAGTAAGTCTGCGGCTGCGCCACCAGAGCATCGTCCACGAGAGCAACAACGCACACCCGGTCATCCTCGATCTCCACACGGTCAACACGAAGGATCTCAGACATTGCTCACCTCTGCCAAGGGCACACCCAAGGCCTTGACGAATTTCTGGTGCTCGACCTCAAGGTAAGACTCAAGAGACTCAAGCCGAGACACGACATCGTCGTCGTACGAGGTCGACCAGCCGTACTTGGCGTGCTGCCCAATCCGCTCTTGCACTGCCATGCGACCCCAACGCACGGCAAAGAACCAGTTGTTTAGCTGCTCGGCTGGGATTGTGGTGTTTAAGTCCATTTGTGTGTTAGGGAGACAGGCGCCTCCCTTTCGGTTGAACTCCCATACTGTGACACAAAAACAGGGGACCCGTGAGCCCCCTGTTCACACTTTGTAACAATCGCAGGTATCGGCCGGTTGGCGCAGCGACTTAATACCTGCCTGGTACGCCCAATTCGGCAATACCTCGCTGGAGATAGCCCCAGTCCCGAGTCTCAGTCACAGCCATCTCCAAGCCGCAGACGTCGCAAACACCCCGCCATTGGGTGCTGCAACCCCCTCTCGGGGTGCCGTACTGTTCACCGCACGCGCAACAGCACTGATAGGCCTTCTGAAGGCACTGGAGCAGTTTCTGTGAGGTCATGACTGGGGCACCCCCAAGGCCTCGGGGGAGTACGTCGTAAGCACCGTGACGTCGCAACCCCGCCGAAGCGCCCCACCGCAGACGTAGTGGAAGATGTCGGTGGCATCCGGGCACTCCAGCACCTGGATCTCGTCGACCTCCACGGTCTTGCCGTTGCGATACCACGTGGTGCGGATGATGCTGTGGACCTCGTCCGGCACCGGGTACTGGGAGAAGGTGAAGCGGGGCCTCCGAGGAGGCCGTGGCTCGCGCTTGGGCTTGGTCTGAGTCGCCATCGGAGGTCTCCAGTACACCCAGGCCAGCGCCTGGAGCAGCCATAGCAAAACGTTAGGAACTCTCATCGGTCAACTCCAGGTGTCGATTGCCGCAGCTTTGAGGGCCTCCAGCTCGTTGAGCGTCCGATCCTCCTTTGGGGAGTGTCTAAAAAGCTGTCCCATCTGACCAGATCCATTGGTATCACTGGTTTCTAGGTTGGGACAACCCTGTGGCGTGTCCCGGCTTGTCCCATCTCCCTCCTCAGTAGGTGGGACAACCTGGGACACAGCAGGGGGCTGTCCCACCTTGTTTTCCAGTCCAGGACTGGGTTTTCCTTGGTTGGGACACACTTTCACACACATATCACGCGAGGCAGAAACTGCCTGGTACATATGGGCAGAACCACCCCGGCCCTTAACCGCACCATCAACTTCCACCAGACCCCTCGAAACGAGCCTCTGGAGCGCCTTACGGATCGCGGTGACACTGCCACCGCACAAAGGGTCCGCAGCCAGCTCTGAGCGGCTCAGAGAGCGCGGATAAGCCGCCCTGAGGCGCTGGAGCACCCGATCCACCACCGAGGCCGGCCCCTCGCCTCCTTCAGCGTCCACGTAGTCCGCCAGCGAGAACGTCAGGTCGCTCTCCAGCTTCATCAGCAGCTTGGAGCCGTCCCTCCCCGCCCTGGACTTCTCCACGGTGATCAGCCTGGCGTTGCCACCGGTCTGCTCCAGTTGCTTCTTGTCGGGTCTCCGCAGCCCCCACACCTCGTCCACAGCGTCCCTGATCGCCGTACTGCCCCGGAACCCGCCGGTCTTATTTGCGTGGTGAATCAGGAGGATGGTGCAAGCCGGGAACAACCGCCCATTGTTGTTGCTCAACCAGTAAATAGGCCCCGCAAACTCCTTCTTGTTCTCATCAAACGCCGACCCCTTCGAGCACCCCGTAATTGAGTCAATGATCACGAGTTTCGGTTGGTGCTTCTCAATTAACTGCGTAAACCTGTAATACCAGTTCAAGTCCCACCCCATCACCACAGTCACAGGGTCAGTCGCCTGGAACTCCAGCTCCAGCAACTGTTGCTGAACTTGAACTTCACTCTGGTCCCCGTTCAAAATCAACACCGGCCCGCTCTGCACTGGCACAAGATCGCCCCGCACCGAGAACGGAATCCCCCTCGCCACATGCTTGGCAATCGTCCAAGCCGACATCGACTTACCGTCACCGCCCGCCCCGTGGATCATCACCGTCCCCGGACAAGGCAACAGATCAGGAATCAAATACTCAAACTTCAAATCCTTCTCCAGCAAGTTACCCATCGCCATCTCGTCATCCTGCTGCTCGTACTGCATCTGGGCGATCAGCAACCGCTCCAGAGCCCCAGCATCGCGGTATCCAGCCTCCAAAGCGAGCACATTCATCGCATGAGAAGCCTCCGCCGGATTCTTAATCTGCTGGATCTCCTTCGCCCGCTTAATCACCTCGCTGTAGTTCAGCGTCACCTGCCGAATCCTGGTGACGTTGTCCGCCTCCACATCGGCCACAACCTTCCGCAAATCCTCCGACAGCCACAACCGCCCCGGCATCTGCTGGTCAGCCATCCAAAACAGCGTCCCCAGGCTCACCGGCCCCTTCTTGAACGACTTCCACACCTCCTCACAAGGATTGGAATCCGCCCACTCCTCCGAATACTCCGGATCATCAGCCGACCAAGCACTCCACAACGTCAGCCCCAAGTCATTCGGCAACTCCGAGTGGATCGCCATCCCCACCTTCACCCAGTGGTCCCGGCTCCCAGCCCCCTGCCCTGGAATCACCCGCAACGCCGACTGCACAATCTCAGCCACCTCAGCCGGATCTCGATCCGAGAAATCCAGCGCCTTCCGGTTCTTAATGAACCCGCCATCCTCGATCTGCTTCCCGGCGGCATCCCGCATCTCCGCCACAAGCCACTCAGGGGCCTCTGGAATCGCCTCCAGGTCGCCTTCAAAGCCGTACTGACCTGCTGGTGCCTTCCCATCGCTGGAGCCCGGATAAGCGCCATACAGGACCCCCTGGCGGCCCCACAGCACCTCATACCCCGCCCCGGTATCCGAAAGCCCAATCCCCTTCAGCTCACCCCACAGCGCCTCAGGCACCCGAAACAGGTACTTCGCCGCATTGGCCTTCGTGCTGCTGATAACTGGCGCGTTATCAAGCGTGCTACCCCACTTCTTCCGCAACTTGGCCAGATTCCTGTCCACGTCAAGGATCACAAGGCCCCCACTCCGGGCCCCCGTAAACACCCCCACCGCCTGGAACACATCCGGCCTGCGCTCGATTTGCAGCGCCACATCCGCCGGCGTCATCACCACATGGTGCGACTTCTCCAGCGGCGTCTTCCCCTTCGAAACCTTCCCCGACTGGAGCGCCCTGTCCTTGGCGTAAATCGGGGCGTACGCCATCCCCACCGGTAACTGGCGCACAAACGCCAGCAACTCTTGCGTCGCGTGAGACACGATGTTAGACTCCTACAGAAGTTGGTTTTCTCTGCCCCGGCGCCATTCCACGCTGGGGCATTTTTCTAGGGTAGCCACCCCGGCAACCCCGTGCTACTGTGCAAGGGTTGCCACTCAGGCGACGCCAAAACACACAACCAACTATGGCCTTCCTTTCCAAGCAAGCCTCAGCAGCAGTCTCCAGCACTGGAGCAGGCGGCGGCTACCTCCAGCTCTCCAAGCTCCCCGACGGCGGCTCCGTCCGCTTCGCCATGCTCTCCGACGAACCCCTGGAGTTCTACGAGTGCTGGGGCTCCTGCGACGGCGCCTCCAAGCCCTTCCGCTTCGACTACGAACCCACCCCCGAGGACATCACCTCCGAAATGGGTGACTTCGAACCCCGCGAAGGCCGCGGCGGCCCTGGCACCATCGACGTCAAGTTCGCCATCGCCGTCCCCATTTTTTCATTTGATACAGGCAAGGTTCAAGTCCTTCAGATCACCCAAAAGTCGATCTTGAAGGAACTGGATGCCATTAGTCAGATGGAGGACTATTCCAACTTATTGGAATGGGACATGATTATCAGTAAAAAAGGATCAGGTTTGACGACTGAGTATACAGTTCGTCCTGCTCCTAGAAAGAAAGGCAGCCAAGAACACGTAGACGCTGCGTGGATCGAAGCCAAAGAAAGTGGCTTTGATATTCAACGCCTTTTGACAGGCGGGAACCCATTCAAACCCGCTTGACGAGAGCAAAAAAGCGATGCCCCCGGCAACGGGGGCTTTTTTATGTCAAAATTAGAGGGCAGCGAAGCGCTAACTTCCTGCCCTTGACCAACCGCACTACCGGCTGATGGCCACAAGATACAAGCCGCTGCCTCCGACCGAGAGGCTGTGGGAGCTTTTTGACTTGAATCCTCTGACAGGACATCTTTACTGGAGAGTAAAAACGTCTGCCCGGTGTCGGCTAGATATTCCAGCCGGGTGTACCACTAGAAATGCTTACAGAGTTATCCGTGTGGATGGCGAG